CGGTGGCGTAGGCGATGTTGACCTCTGTGCGGGCCAGGCGCAGCGCGTTCTTGAATGCCGAGCGGTAAACGCCAGCCCCGGGGTGGTAGTCCTTGGCGGCCTTGCTCAGTTCCAGCTCTCCTGTCTCCTTGTTGCGGATCCTCTTGAAGTGTGCGGTAGGGTTCTTGAGGTAGGGTCGAATATCGCGGCTGATCTGCTCGGCGCTCTTGCCTTGCTTGATGCCGTTCTGTATCAGCAGCTCCAGGTCCTTCTGTGCCTGCTCTTTCCATACGCCGGTGCTGTAGCTGACGGCCTCCTCCCGGTTGCGGTAGTGGTTCTGTGCCGTCGCTCCTCTGGCGCGCTGGTCCTCCAGGCCCCGTTCCGTCAGGGCGTCCAGGGTCTTCTTGCCGTCGGTGGTCTTGCCGAAGATGGCGCCGAGGGTCTTGCTGGCGTTCTTGTCTCCGGCTTCCCAGGCCTCCTTGTCTCCCTGTTTTATGATGCTGGTGGCTTGCATGGCCAGCTGGTTGATGATGGCCTCAAGCTGGCGGGCCGCGGCGGGGTTGCTGTCGAAGCTGAACTCCTCGCCGGCCTCGATGGCCTTGCGTACCTGGTTGATGCGTATGACCTCCTGGTACCGGGCTCCGAAGAGCTGGGTGAGGCGGTTCTCAATGGTGGCCAGGATGCTGGCCATCTCGTTTCGCTTGCTGCTGTTTTTCTTTGCTGCCATGCTGGTTCTGGTTTATTGTCCTGCTGCCTCGCGGACGATGCTCAGGTTCTCCTGCAGTCTCTCGTTCAATGTCTGGGAAGGTCCTGTTATAACGTCGTAGCCCCGGGCCTCAACAAAAAGGGCGTAACTCTCGCCGGCGACGACGACGGCCACGATGCCGCTGGGGAACATGGCGGCGGTGTCCTCTGCCACCTGTCGTCCGACCTCCAGGCCGTGGGCTCCGTCTCCCTCCGATCCGACGCCTGCTGTCTCGAAGTTGTCCGCCACATGCTCTCCGTTGTTGTATATGACGTATCCGATGCTGGATCGCAGGTTGTTGGTGCGGTCCTTGTAGGTGTCCAGCTGCTTGGCGTCGGTGACGACCTGCATGCAAGTCCTCTCCAGGGCCTCGGTGATGGCCTGAATGAAGAGGGGCATCTGGTTCTCCCGGATGTCCCTGAAGAGGTCGTCTATGTTGAACTTGGCGGTTATCATCAGACGGTGGGTTCGGTTATGTCGCTGTAATTGGCGGCGTTCTCCTCAGCTTCGATCGTCTCTATCTCAGTCTCGGTGTCCTTGGCCCATCCCAGGCGGCTGACGGCGGTGTGGCGGCTGATGAAGGGCTTCCCTCCGAGGGCGGTGCTGATCTCGTCGACCTCGCTCTCCTCGTCACGCAGCATGTAAGGCTCGATCTGGGGCTCCACCTGGAGTGTCTTGGCGGCGTTGCTGTATGCCTTGTCCTTCTCGTTCATCACTGCCAGGAAGGCCTGCTGAATGCTGAGTCGGCGCTGCAGGTAGTCGTCGAATATCTCGGTCTTGTCCTGAACCTTGAGGTGTGCGTCCATGAAAAGGAGGCGCAGGGCGCGTCCGCTGATGTTGCCCAGGCCCTTGACGCTCTCCCAGCTGATGTCCGGTGTCTGTGTCAGGGTGTAAATGAAACGCAGCAGGGTGTCGATCTCCAGCTTGACGCTCTCGGGTGCCTGGCTCCATGTCAGGTACTCGGCGCTGCCCTCGGGGTCCATCTCTATGATGCTTCCGCTCTCGCCCTTCTTGCTCCATCCCAGGATCTGGCCCTTGACGACGATCTTCGGGCTGGCGTGGTAGTCGTTGGTGTCTGCGAAATGTGAGAGCAGCTCCTCCAGACGTTCAATCAAGCCCTGGACGATGCTCCATTCGACGTCGTCCTGGCGTGCGTAAACGACCGGGATCTTGCCTATCATGACCTTCTTGGGGTAACCCTCCAGCAGGGCCCATGTCCCGCTGTCGTCCTGGGCCCAGATGTAGTGCTGTGTGGCGGTGTAAGTCTCGAAGTAGGTCTTCTTCTTGTCGTCCTTCATCTGCAGCTGGTACTGGCGGCTGAATGCCTGCATGTCCCCGTTATCGTCGAAGTAAGGGTACAGCTTGTCTCCGTTCAGGGGGCTGAAAATGGCGCAGCGGAGCTTGAATGGTGACTCGAATCCGTAGCGGTCCTGCTTGTCTCCCAGGTCCACCGGGTACCAAAGCTCGGCCACCTCTGTGGCGCTGAAAAGAACGCGGGCGATGCGTCGGTTCAGGGTGCGGATCTTGTTGTCGAAGTTGACGCGGTTGATGCTGTCCAGGACGTCCTGCTCTTTCGTTCCCTTCTTGGGCTCTGCGTTGAGTTTGGGTGGGTTGCCGAAGGTGAAGGCGACGGCGCGCTTGACGATGAGGTCCTGAATGGCGACGGCGATGCGTGCTATCTTCTCCAGCTTGAAGGTCCCGCCTCCGTTCTGGCTCTGGGTGACCTGTATGGTGTTGTCCTCGCTGCCGGGTGCTCCCTCCTCGCTCTTGTCAACCTTGACCCATTTGTCCGGATACTTGATCTTGTTGATCATGATCTGGTGCTGCGTCGGATCCAGCTGTGCCTTGTAATTATCAACATTGGGCAGTGCCTTGCGGCGCCCGTTCTGTAACTCTGTGACGGCCTGTCCGGGGTTCTCCTTGATCAGGCTCATAATCTCTTCTATTGTCATAACTCTGTGGGTTTAGTTGCTATTAAAAATACCCGGCTGCGTTGCCGGCTCTGGTTCTCGTTCTCTTCTCTACCGTTCCTGTCAGGGCATCCGGTGCGTCGTCGTGGGCGTTCTGTCCTGTCTTCATGTACTGCAGGAGCGCCCTGGCAAACTCGGGCCAGCGCGTCTGCCAATCCTCCGGGAAGTAGGTCAGGTTCATCACCTCGTTGCTCAAGGTGAAGATGCGGACGTTCTTGTTCTGGCTCTGATGGAACCAGGTCACCCGTGTGCGGTTGTTGCCCATCTCCCTCATGTTGCGCTCGACGTTGCGGGCAAAGCCGCGGCCTCCGTTGTTGCTCTCTATGTTGCTCTGCTCGATCTCGTCCCTCGTCATCATCTCCGCCTGCTTCTGTTCGGTGTATTCCATCGGCTTCTGGGTGAAGAGGACGTCCAGGATGTAGTTCGCGCTCTCTGTCTCGACGTAGTCTATGCTGCAATGGTAATCCTTGCCCTCGTCGGCGGTGTCGGTGTAGTTCTTGCGTTTGTTGTTCCTGGAGAACGGTATCGTCTGGTAAGTGCGGAAGGGTCTGTCGTACATCAGGCCCTCGAGCGGCTGCGGGTTCTGCATGTATTGGGTCTCAAAGACGAAGGAGTTCTTCTCGCGCAGGCTGTGCAGTTCCTCCAGGGTGTGCTTGAAAGGCCACAGGGCGCGCTCCTCTCCTGTGTCCGGGTCGTTGTAAATGCATGGCAGCTTGATGATCTCCCATTCGTCCGGTTCCAGCTTCTCCAGGTATCCGCATAGGTCGTTGAGGTCCAGGCGCTGCATGATGATGATGATCGGGGTGTTGCGGCTGTTGACGCGGTTTCGGATCGTCGTCTCGAATTTCTGGTTCACCTTCTCGCGGATTTGGTCCGATCGCGCGTCGTCCGGCTTGATGGGGTCGTCTATGACGATGGCGCCTCCGAAGGTCGTCTCCTGCTGCTGTGCGTTCTCCTGCTCCATGCTGTCCAGCTCCTCGGCTATCTCCTTCTCCTCATCCACCAGGCCCGCTCCGAAGCCGGTCACCTGTCCGGCGCTGCTGATGGCGTAAAGGCCGCCACCGGCCCGGGTGTTCCATTTGCGGGTGCTTATCGTCTCCGGCTGGGTCTCTGCTCCGAAGAGGCGGACGTACTCCGGTGTGCGCATGATCTCCTGGACGCCGCGGCTGTTGTCCCTGGCCAGGTCGTCGGAGTAGCTCAAGTGTATGAACTTGGCCCTGGGGTTGAGTGCGAATCCGGCGGCGATGAAGTTCTTGATGGCCTGCTCTGTCTTGCCGTAGCGGGGTGCTATGTTTATCATCAGGCGCTTGCATTCGCCTCGCAGCACCCGGTCCAGGGCGTCACCGATGATCTCGTGGTGCTGGCCCACGATAAACTTGCGCCCGAATCGCTTCTTGAAGAAGTAACGGGTGAAGTTCAGGGTCTTCTGCATGACCCAGGTCTTCTCGATGTCTATGTCTCGGATGCTGTCCATTTGTTAGTAATCCTGGTTCATCTTCTGGAAGAGCTCGGCAGCCTCCTCCTTTGTCAGGGTTCGTGCCGGTATGAGGTCGCTGCCTCCCGGTCCTGTGAGCTCCAGCTTGTGTGTGGCTCCTCCGAAGAGCTTATCCGCGATGTTGCGGACGGTGCTTGTCTTGCCCTGTTTGGTGTCCTGGAGTATGGCCATGGCGTAGTTCTTGACGAGGCTGGGTGTCTCGTCTGCCTTGACCAGAGCCTGCAGCGCGCTGGTGGGTGCTGCTATCAGCATGTGGCACCACTGCTCGTACTCGTGGCTGTCCATGTTGTGGTAGGCCTTGGCCTGGCGCTTGCCGAGGACCTTGACCTTGAACTGATCGACCCGGTTGGGTTTGCGTCCCTTGGGGTTCCCGCTCTGTCCGGGTTTCCAGGGTGGCATGAGGTTGTCTTCTCGTCCCATCGTTCTGTTGTGTTAGTTCGTCTCTTTCCCGGCTTCCGGTTCCGCTGTGGGCTCCGGTTCCGGTCCTGCTTCTATGAGCTCGGCTTTCTTGCCTGTGTACTCCTCCCAGCGCTTGATGATAACGTCGCAGTAGGTGGGGTCGAGCTCTGCCATCAGGCAGCGTCGTCCCAGCTGCTCGGCTGCCATCATCGTGCTGCCGGATCCGCCGAAGGTGTCGAGTATCGTCTCGCCCGGGCGGCTGCTGTTGGTTATCAGGCGTCCTATCAGCTTGAGGGGTTTCATCGTCGGGTGATCCTCGCTGCGGCTGGGTTTGTCGCAGTCTATGACCGTGGTGGGTATGCGTCCGCTGTCCATGATCTGCTGCAGCAGCTCTTTCATCTCCTGCTTCGTCATGGCGTTGAGGTCCACCTTGTCGAGGGTCTCCTGTACGGTGGTGAGGTCTCGTCTCTGGGTGAAGAAGTGGCCGGCTCCGTCCTTCCATCCGTAAAGGCAGGGCTCGTGCTTCCACTGGTAATCCTGGCGGCCCAGGACGAGGCTGTTCTTGTTCCATATGAGGCATTGGCGTACCGTCCATCCCGTGCGCTTGGCGGCGGCTCTGAAATTGAAGCCCTCGCTGTCGGCGTGCCAGATGTAAAAGGCGGCGCCCGGTTTCATCACGCCGTTGGCGGCGGTGAAGGCGTCGGTGAGGAACTCCTGGAACAGCGCGTCGGCCATGTTGTCGTTCTCGATCTTCTTGCCGGTGCTCTTGCTCTGGTAGTTCACGTTGTATGGCGGGTCGGTGATGAAGGTATCGATGACGTCTGTTGCCACCAGCTTGGCTATGACGGCGGGGTCTGTGCTGTCTCCGCATATCAGGCGGTGCTCGCCCAGCTGGTAGATGTCACCCGGGTGGGTCTTGGCCTTGGCGGCGCTGGGGCGGTTACCCTCGGCGTCGAAGTCATCCTCCTCGGCCTCCTCTTCCGTCTCCTCTTCTTTCCCTGGTACGTCGATGCAGAACTGCTCCAGCAGCTCCGGATCCAGGTTGGCCAGCTCGTCGGGGTCCCATTCTCCGAAGCTCGCGTTATCGAGCAGGATGTAACGCTCCAGGGTCTCGTTGTCCGTGTCCTCGGATATGATGAGGCAGGGCAGCTTGGCCCAGCTGTCTATGATGCGCTTGTCGCGGCTGGCGTGGTACCTCATGTTGCCTCCCATGATGACGTACTTGCCCTTGAACGGGAAGACCTTCAGGGGGTTGAGCTTGATGAAGAAGTCCGGGTCACGCTCCAGGCTGTCCACCAGCTTGCGGTATGCGTCGTTGCGTATCAGGCGGGGGTTGCGTGGCAGGTCCGGGATCTGGCCTTTGTTGGGTTCGATCTGGGACGCGTCTATCATGACCACCTGTGCGGTGATGTCTCTCTCCTGTTCCATGCTCCTGTCGTTAGAAGGGGATGTACTCGTCCTCCTCATATTTCGGGGTGTTACGCTGTGAGGCTTTGGTGCTGCTCTTGATGCTCTCGCCTCTGCTTGAGCTCGATTCTCCTGTTCCGTATGCCATGATGTTTTGGTGTTTGGGTTGTTGATAACTCTGTTCATAATCTCTTCCTCGTCATGATGTCCCAGAGGTCTGCGTTCCGGACGGCCTTGTTGATCGTCTGGTATTTCTCCAGGATCTTGTCGTATTGCTCTGTGTAAAAGTCGAACAGGTCGGGGTTCTCCTCTATGGTGAACTGCTCGATGCTGCCTGAAGAGCGAAGGTTCGCGGATCCGTGAATCACGATCTTGCGCCCTCCCCGTGTCTCAAAGTGCACCGTCTTGGTGTGGACTCCTGCGACGGCGAGCTGGAAGCGGTCGTCCTTGTCCAGCTTGCGGTAGATGTAGGGGATGAGGCCGTATCGTTCGTGGCTCCAGAAGTAAACGCTCACTATCATGTCCAGGCGTCCGATGTATCCGGCCTCCATGAGGTTGGCCAGGCTGTCGACGTTGTTCTGCGAGAGGCTCAGGGTGCTTATCACCATCCTGTCTGTCGCAGCTTTCCATGTCGTCATGTACGCCTCGATGAAGTCTCCGAAAATGAAGGCGCCGCTGATGATGACGTCGCTGCGCTGGTATTTGTCCAGGCGCAATTCCCGGGCCAGCTTCTCGGCGTTGTCGTACATCACGAAGTCGGCGGGTATCTTGTAGACCTTGGGCATGGTGTAGCGGGTGATGTCCTCCGGTGCCTCATCCAAGATGTCGAGCCCTGAAAGGTCCAGCCCGTCCGGGTCTATGTCCAGGTCTGTGTCGATGCCAATGTCCCCGAAGTCAAACTCCGGGAGCTCGTCTGTCTGGGTCTCGTTTTGTGGCTCCTCCTTGCCGTTTCTCTTCATCGGTGCAAATTCTGGCTTGTGTTCGGTGCAAAAGTAGAGGCGGCGCCTCATAATAAGGCACCGTCAGGCGTGCGAGTTTTCCGTTTCTTTTCCGCTTGTCATTTCTCCTCCTCCTTTTCGGGTGGCCTGTACCGGTACGGATTGGGGTTGTCGGGCGGCATGTCCTTGGGTCTGTAGATGTAACTCTTGACCTCCCGGATGAAGTCCAGGGTGTCGCGTATGACGACGTATTTCCCTCCGTGGCTGTTCATCAGGCGTTCAAACTCTTTCTGTTCCGGCTCCTGGCGTCCCGTTTTGGTCTTTAGCTCGATGGCCAGGTAGTGGTATCCCTCGTGGTTGGGTAGCAGCAGTATGAGGTCCGGGAATCCCTTCCGGGTTCCCATGGCCTTGAACTTGGCCGCTGTCACCTTGTCGCGTCTCCCTCCGTTGGGGCTGTGGTGTAGGAGGTTCCGGAGTCCCGGGAACTGCACCTCAAACCAGCGGACGCAGGCTATCTGCATCTGTTCCTCGTCGTTCTTCATTTCGGCTGTAGTTTGTCGATTGCTTCCTTGAGTTCTTCCTGTGCCTGGTTGGCTTTCTGTGCTGCCTGTCCGAGGTCCTGGAGCTTGATGTATGTCTCGCTCAGCGCCCATCCCATTGCCGGTGAATCATACCGGTTGCCGATGACCGTGTAGCTCTCGCTGGCGTTCAGGTAAACGGCGCGGTTGTCCTTGGGCCCGTCCTGTATGGTGGGTATGAGACGGAATGCTGCGCGCTGCTCGTCGTAACGTACCAGGTAGTGTCCCTTGATGCCCTTGCGGGTGATGATGTCTCCCTCGTAGATCTCCCGTTTCTTGGTGGTGCTCTTGGGGTCCGCTCCCGTCAGCCCTGTGCACATGCCGAGGGTCTCGGGGTAGACGTAGTGGCCGTTGATGGTGACGACGCCTGCGTTGATGTTTATCTGGTTGCCGTGGACCCATGTCTCCGGGTCGATGCGGCCTCTCATCTTGATGTTGTTGAGGTTCATTTGTGTGTTGTCTTGTTGTTTTCTGTTCAAATCGAGCATGAATTCATCCCATTTGTGTAGGAGTTCTATCTCTTTCGGGGCTCCGAAGTTCTGGCGACCAGGGCGACGACCTCGATGCCGTGCAGTATCGTTGCGTGGTCTTTGCCTCCCAGGTGCTGTCCTGCTTCTGTGGTTGTCATGTTCATAAGGCTTCCGCAGAAGGTGGCGCCGAGTAGGTACCGTGCCAGGGGCAGCGGGTTCTTGCGGCTGTGACTCATCAGTGTGGCCGTGTCCGTCTGTAGGATCCCGGCCATCGCCTCTATCAGGTGTTGCGGTGTTATCTGCTCCATGCTTTAATCGTTATTCCGTGTTTGGCGGCATGCCGTTCCCTGGCTGCGCTTCGTTTGGTGTGGCTGGTGTAGTAAATCGTGGGGCCGTCCTGGCTGACGATGTATCCTGCGCGTCGCATCCCTGCCCGGTACTGGTAATCGCGGACTGCCTGGATCCGCAGCTCCTCTGTGGGGTACTTGCGTTTGCGTCCGGGTTTCCCTTTCTCGACCGGTGTCGGCTGTTTCTTCTCGACCTGCAGGGGTCTGCGGGTGTCGGGCTTGACGTCCAGCTCGCGCTCGTCGAAGGTGCGGCCTGTTGAAAACTCGCGGTAGAGCCATAGCGTGCGCTGCATGCTGTCGGATGGTATCCGGTGCTCGCGGTAGACGTCCACCTTCTCTCCTGTCGCTCTTACGGTTGTCATCATGGCTGCCGGATCAGATGAGTCCCCATTCTGCGAATTTCTCGAATCCTCCCAGGTCGCTGATGTAACGGCGTGCCTGCTCAACGATGGCGCTGTAATAAATGCCGCAGACCTTCTCGTCTCCGATGGCGCAGCTCATCTCCACGGGCTGTCCGGTTCTCTGTGCCTCGATGTGGCACCAGATGTTGACGGCGACGTCCGCTTTGGTCAGGTCCTTGCCGTGGAGTCCTCCTCCGGTGACGGCGCGTCCCATGTCTGATCCGAGCTTGCGGTTGGTGGCTCCGCTGTCGACCTCCAGGCCTCCGGTCCAATAGCCGAGGGGGTTGATCGTCATGTTGTTGAGGTCAATGAGTGCCGGGTCGGCCTCTCCTCTGAGGAATTTCTCGAGGTCGTTCTGCTTGGCTCGGCTCTGGCAGGCGGTGAGATGCTTGCCGTTGAGGATGAATTTTCCGTCGTTGGGGTATCGGTTGTACAGGGCTCTCACCAGGTCCGAGAGGTATTGTTCCTCGCGGGTGACGGGCATGCCCTTGAAGATGCCGTTGTCTCCGCAGCGGTACCCGTGGTTCTGGTTGTCTGCCAGGTGCCAATCCTGGGCCACCTGCCGGAAGGTTATGTCCTTGACCTGCTTGTCGGTGATGCGGTCCACTACCTTGAAGACCTCGGCTGTCTCAATGTTGACGCTCGTCTCTGCTATGATCAGGGCTGTCCCGTGTCCCATCAGGACCTCGACGGCGATCTTGGGGTCCTGGATCTTGCTGTATGCCAAATCGACCAGCGCTCCTGCTATGCGGTCTGCCACCTTGTCCGGGTGGCTGGGGTTCACTTTCTCTATCATTGTCGTATGGTTTATTTGGGTTGTTTGTCTTGCTTGTGTTTTGTCTCAAAAAAACGACCGGCCGTGATGCACTCCTGAAGGTGCCGGTACTGCCAATTGGCAAAAATGGCGGCGGGCTTTATCTGATATCCGCCGCTAAACTTCAAAGCCAGGCACCTGTGCTCTTTTTCTGCCTTCAGAATCTGCTGCAGTTCCGTTATCTGTGCGCCGAGCTCCAGGTTGCGGCTGATGCTGATTGTGTCCTGCTTTTCCATCGCGCTTATTTCTTGCTGATTTTCTCTCTGCGGCCTTTTCTGTCTTCGTCCGGTACATCTGCCCGGCCCTGACCCTTTTCGTCGTCCTGGGGCAAATTCTCGCGTTCTGCGGCGGCTTTGTTCTGTTCCTGCACCTGCATCCTGACGCTGGCTCTCTTCAGGGCGGAGAAGACGATCTTGCTGACCACGTCGCGCTCGTCGCTTGATAGGGTGCTCTTCTTCTCGATGATCTTGTTGAATTCCTGGCGCAGGCCCTGGATGGTGAGGAGTCCCTTCTCGAAGAGGCTGTCCCAGGGTGTGCGGATGTAACGGCGTCCGCTGGCTGCGGGCTTGCGTTTGGTGTAGGTCTCGATGCTCTGTTGCAGGCAGGTGTCGAAGTAGCTGTCTGCCATGATCTTTTTTGCTTCCATTTGGGTTGGTGTTTATTGATTATTGATTGTTGTTGATTCTGTTTCTTGCGGATCCTGTCCCTTGTGCGCTTCCTCCTCCAGGTCCTCGAGGGTAGTGCGGAACCGGGCGGCGTATCTGGCAAAGTGGGCGTTGAATCTCATGTATGTGTCGTATTGGCGCAGGTAGTAGCCGATGGTGCTGGTGTCCTTCTGCAGCTGCTCTGCTATCTCGGCGACCGTCATCCCGGTGGTGGCGCAGTGGTGTGCGAAAATGATCCGGGCGTTGACCAGGCTTCGGTTGCGGCTCTCTCCCATGAGGTCGCAGAAGCTGTGGGCTGTCGTCATGGCGATGGCGTCCTTGGCCCTTTCAAGTTCCGGCTGCTTCTCGTACATCAGGGTCTTTCCGGTCTCCAGGGCCACCATGCGCTCGAGGGTCGCTCCCCGGCTGATCTCCCATCCCTGCAGCATGTAGATGGCGTCGCATCCCAGGAGCATGATGATGTCGATGGCCAGGTGCTTCTCCCAGCTCGCCTGTCTGGGCAGGCAGTTGTCAAAGGGGCAGACGGTGGTGTGTCCTTCCGCCTCCAGGATCTGCTGGGCCTCCCTGAACCTCTCGCGTGCCTCCTCGAGGGGCTGCGCTGAAATGCTGCCGCTGATGTAGATCTTCATGGCCTGGGGTTCTGGTTGCTCGGGAAGAGGTTACCCTGTACCGGGGTTTTGGGGCGGAATCCGAACTCCTCCTCCATCCATACGGTTTTCTTTCGGAGCTCATCTTCCATGCGGCGGCTCTTGCGGAGCTCGTCGGTGCTGCGGGTTCTGAAGTAGCGCTGTTGTTGGTTGAGGGTGTCGGTGACCAGCTGCAGGTACTGCTTGATATCGTCTTTTGTCATCATTGGTTGGCGGTTTTTAGGTTGGTGGTTGCGGTTGTTATTTCTTGAGGATCCTCTTCATCTTCTTGCCGGTGCGCTGGACCATGCCGTTGTTGATCACCGTCCCTTCTCTCTGGGGATCCGTCTGTTCTGACTGGTTGCTGTTCTGTGGGTTGTTGTCGCTCATTGCTTCTTCGTCTGTGAGACCAGGAAGGCCTCGGGGTTGTTGATCTTGCCTTTGCCGATATCGGTGATGGCGGTGTTGAGTGTCTCGGTTCTGGCCTGGCGTTCCTTCTTGCCGGGTGAGGTCTCGATCCATTGCAGCATCATGATCTTGACGCTGTCGGCGACGTTCAGGGGTTTGAGGCGTCGCAGCACCAGGATGGTGTGGTTCTCCAGGGGCTGGATCTCGCGGCGGCGTTCCTTGGCTCGCAGCCAGGTCATGATGTTCGTCGGGGTGTTGTCGGTGGGTGCGTATTCCATCCGGTCGTGCTCGTAAAGTGCCAGGTACTTGATGGCGGGTGCGTCGCTGTCGCGTCCGTAATCGGCCAGGCGCATGAACTCGTCGACCCAGGACTCGGGCCAATCGACGGCCTTGAGGCGGTCCCTCAAGTTCTGGGCTTCCGGGGTTTCGTCCGGCATGGTGAAGGGTCGGGGCTTTCCGGTGGTTGATGCATTTGCATCGTTTTTTGTATGCATTTGCATTTC